CTATTCAATAGCTCAACATTAGTTTCTTCATAAAATTCTCTAACCGCTCCATTTAAGGGGTCTTCATCCTCCTCAACACTCCCAGCAGGACAAGACCAATGACCTGGCAATGTCGTGTCTGAATTTCTCTTACATAGTAATACTTTATTATCGTGTCTAACTATTATACCTGAGTACCTTTTCATATTATACTTTTTTATATATTTATATCTATATGAAAGTAATAATAGATAATAACACCATTAAAGTCAAACTTTGCGTCACCACTGACTCAATAAAAAAAGGTATGCAAGGTAAAACATTTAATGACGAATTTGGTGGAATGTACTTTTTAATGCCGTCAAAAGGTGAACAATCATTTTGGATGTATGATTGTATAATACCTTTAGACATCATATTCATAAATGGTGACGAAGTAGATACCATACATGAAAACTGCCCAATCTGTGAAATTGAAACTGAGTGTGACAATTATAACGGATATGGAGATAAAGTATTAGAATTACCTGCAGGTATGTCTAAACAAATGGGTATAAAAAAAGGAGACATCGTCTCCTTCTCCTTATTTTAACACTATTAGTGCTTACTAAATTCTATTGAGGTTTCAATCCCTACTATACCATCAATTAAATTCAAACCATTATCTTTTTGAAACTTTTTAACCGCACTCATAGTAAACGGTCCGTAGATACCGTCTATACCATCTTCACCTAAATCATATCCTTCTTTATCAAGTATTTTTTGTATTTCCTCAACACCCTCACCTTGTGAACCTATCGATATTAATTCAGAGTTGTCTTTGTTTTTTAATATGTCATCAATACTTAAATCTCCACGAGTAATGGTTCCTTCAACTTTATCAACTACTTGGTCTGGTTCAATAACCATTAACTCCCCTCCATCAAGACTATCTTTTAAATATTGCCAAGGGTCAATCGTTCCTCTCGTATAACCACTTCTTTTTTCATACATGGAAAAATGTAAGTGTGGGTGAGTTCCTTTAGCATTACCACTGTTCCCAACTGTACCAATAAACGTACCTTTATTTATTTCATCACCCTTTTTAATTTCACTAGTTACGGAATCTAAATGTGCGTAATAATAAACAATACCATTCGTAAGTACACTAACAGTTTTACCTCCATTACCCATATCTTTTCTACTAATTTTAATTACTTTACCATCCGTAGCTGAAATTAGTGGTGTACCTTTAGGTGCAAATATATCAACACCTAAATGACCCCCTCTTTGTTGATGTTTGTCATCTCCTGAGCCATAATCACTGTTGTGAATTGCCTCGTCTTTATTTAATACCTTTTTTTTTTACCCCCACCTAAACCAGCTTTGTCATAACCTATATTAAAATTTTTATTACCAATTGGGAAGATAAATGATGTGGATTCAGTTAAAACGGATTCATTCAATCCTTTAGACTCGTTAATCTTTTCTTTAAGTTTTCTATAGAATTCTTCACCAATCATCTTAGAGAATTTCACATATGGTGCATCACCTGAATCTTTATTGTACTTATACTTACCCTGTGGTGGTCTCTTACTTCTACCAAAGTAATTAAGTGCCGCAATGTTAGTAATACATTTATGACCACCTGAGTTAGCTTGTATCATTTCCCAAGCAGGTACACCTAAATTATCCAATAGACTCATCTCATCATCTGTTAATTTACTAAATGGTTTGTCCATTATTGATTTTAGGTTCTCCATATATTTCTCACCACCTTCCATCGATTTAATTTTATCACCATAGAATGCTTCTAAATCTGCGTTTGTAAATCCTATAGATTCCTCACTAAAACTCTTTGATGATTCTGAAATCCATTTAATAGTTGATAATGGTATAATCTTTTCTCTTAGTTTTGCTTCCCACTTACTCAACACTTCCTGTGCTATCTCACCTAAGTTAACTCCCTTAAGTTCTCTTTCCCCTTTAAAAGGATTACATGAAGCTTGAACCAATCCCATTGGCCAAACAGTAATTAAAAAGTCAGCTTCAGGATGAAGTTTAAATGGTGTGTATCTATCGTATGAACCAGGTTTAAACATTCTACCTCCTCCGTACTGATAAAGAATTCCATCTTTATAACTCAACTTAGGGTCTTTACTTCTTTGGTCAACATAGTCTTCTTGGTTTGCAGACATCATCAATGCGTTTGCATAGTTTTCTCTGTCAGCAATTCTTCTAATGTTTTGAAATATATTTAACAGCGATGGTTTTGAAGTCATCACTAACTCCTCCATAAACCCTGGTTTGTTCTTATATGCTAACATAAGTTTGTTAGTCGCCAAACCTAACGCCATCTTATTTTTCTGTAATGACTTATCTTTATCCAACTTAAATATAAAGTTCATTATATCCTGTGGATTTAAACCATACTTAGCAAAGTCAGCAGAATCTACAGTCGATATTAATCTAATGTCATCAGCAGTGAAAATATCTTTAGGTGACATTATCTGTGATAGTGTCTCAACATTTGAACGTGAAGACCTAAATGATGTTGACGTATCACCCTCCACACCACTTTGTGAATCGTGGTGGTCAGTATGTACTACAAACATCGGTTTCCCATGTGCAAAATCAACCAAGACCGGCATTGTATCTCCTTGAGCGTCTTGTTTTTTCACGGCAAATTCCTTATCACCATATTGTATTATTTCACTATCCACAACGTCGATTCCGTTATTCTCTAGATAGTTTTTCATTGCAAGTGCCGTAGTCACCCCATCTAAATCTTGGTGGAAGTATATTTTGGCCTTTGAATATCTATCAGATAATGCCTTGATATTCCTTAATCCTGATTCTTTAATTAATTTTTTCATTACGATAAAAATATTTCACTTTCTTTATTCCTTCTATCAACACCACCTGAAGTTTTAAATGTTTTGATTTGTTCGGCAGCTTTTTCCATATCACCTTTCTTTACACTTTGAATAAAGTCGGACAACCTAACCGAATCACAACCTGTATTAAATACTAACGAAATCAACGCATCGAATTGTCCCTGAGTAATCTCATATTTCAATCCCTTACTCTTCCACTCTTTGAATATTCTTCTTACACAGTCAGCGGCTTCACCAGCATCTTGATATAAGTACTTTAGTGCCATATCATTAGATATCTTCATACCTTTAGTAACACCACTAGTATGTCCATAACCTATCGTCCAAATACCTTTAGTGTCCTTATACGCCATAAGCTTAGGGTCTTTAACACCACCCGTTCTATTTTTTGGGTCACCCTCAAACTCTTTAATGTTATCCCAAAATGTTTGGCTAGCAGTCATAGTTGAACCATCATTTTTTTGTTCCATTAAGTATTGTTTCTTAGTGGCACTTTCATGTAGATTCAAAATCCTTTTCTTTTCCGATTCGTCTATTCTATGTGTTCTCATTGATAAATGTTTACTATAAATATCTATAACAACGAAAAACCCTCCTATTTTTTAAAGGGGGGTTTTCGTTAATGATACAGTACACGCAATTATATTATCCAACCAGACCTTTTCAGGTCCTGTCATGTCTTTTCTTTTAAATTTCTTAACTCTATTATTCGATGAAGTAACTATAATAGTATCTTTATCAATTACATTAATTAACATTTAAATCCAGTTCAACTTGCTTTTGACTATCCTTATAATCTTTTATTCTACCCTTAGCCACCTCAACATAGTTTGGTGAAATATCACAACCCAACCAAGGTCTCCCTAACATCTCAGCCGCCAAACACGTGGTTCCTGAACCATTAAAAGGGTCAAAGACCAAATCCTCTTTATAAGACATAATCTTAATTGCACGATACGGAATGTCTAATGAGAATGTTGCTTTAGTTTTCTGTTGTGTATCGGCAAAATAGTTCCACTGACCAAATACTAAAGACATAAAGTCTTTCTTATCTTCATCTTCATACACCAACTTCTTTCTAAACTCACCCTCAATTTTTTCATTAGGTACCATTTGGTATTCTCCTTTCCATTGAGGTGTCCCTTTAACCTGTTTTTTAGCTAAGTTTTTGTATCCTAATATAACACACTCCTTTGGATTGTAGATGTACGGAGCAGATGGACTCATCCAACTCCCCCATGCCGTTGTCTTACTTCTGTGTGGTGAACTCTCCTCCAAATCTACGAGACCAAAGAATCCGAAACCTAATTGTTTCATCACCATCCAAATCTCTGCTGAGAAATAGATACGACCACCCTTCTTCTGACGGTTAATTTCATAAGGGATATTCACGGCAATACGTCCATCATCCCTTAACACTCTATACGCAGCACTGAGCCACTCACGAGTAAATCTCATATACTCATCAAAGTATTTATCGTCATCCCAACTATCATAGTCAATACCGACACCATAAGGTGGTGAGGTAATAATTAAGTCGACTGACTTCTCAGGCATCTCATTCATAAACTTCACTGTATCTGAACAGTGAATGTCTCCTATTATTTCTTTCATTTCTTTCATTTCTCTTATCTCTTAAAAAACCCAATAATAAACGTAAGTACACTAATTGGCCACAACAACACAACGAATAACCTCTCAAAAAACCCAAAACTTTGGTCCGTTACTTTGTTGACAGTATATTCCATTAAGAATCCAACAATAACACCTATTAACATGTAATTAGTAATCGTCATTCTTCCATTGTTTTTATACGCCTTTCTAAATACCATAACGCTTTTTTGAGGTCTTGTAAAGGTGGGTTCTCATCTTTCTTACCACTTCTAACAATATATTTTAATACATTGAAAAGATACGCATCCTTATCTAAACCTGTCCCTTCTGCGATTTTTACAACCTCATATGGGTTACCTTCACCCCCATAGTGGTTAGGGTGGTTCACCATTTCTTTACTCATATTTTTCCTTGATTCTTTAACTTATAATAACCATTTTGCTTAGATTCTTCAATCAAACCCTCATTAATACCTTTTTCTAATACCTCCATTGTTTCCTCCTCTGATTTACTTAAAATGTATTTTGATATATAACTAATGTGGATAGGTAATCTTAATTTACCTTGTAGTTTTTCAAAATCTGTCTTTTCTTTTTTCATTTTCTA